CGAGACCAGAGCGATAAACACAAATTGTATAATAAAAAATAAATTTATTTTTTGTTTTTTTTTTGTTAAGTATATATGGTAAAAAAAAATTAAATGTTTCTCAATTTTTTGTTATTTATTTCAATTAAATTAATTTTTTTTTTTTTAAACTAACTGACAGACCCATGGGGGTCTCGTAGGTGCCGGGTGTCCGGTTCCCTTCTAGGTCACCGGAATGTCCGTTGTTTAGAGACTGAAGTACTTACTAACGTCAGTACCAAAGTCTAGAAGTTTCTGGAAAAGGTTCTTATCCATAACCTTCTGTTGGGGCTCTACCTCAGTATAATCCTGATGTAGGTCCTCATTAGCAAGATAACGCCTATGGCGCTCTCGGGCTAATTCCATGTCCCTCGACCCTTTTATAAGAGTCCTGGAATATGGGCAAACCGGTCTAATACCTGCCATTATTAGAACGCGGTCGTCTGGGTTCCTATCCCTTACGGTGATCGGGACCAGGTTTCCTCTGAAGTCACGGATATGGCTTATCCGTAACTCTGAGTGATGTCTGAATTCTTTGGGGATGTACCCCATCGACATCCAGTTACCTTCCGTGAAGCAAAGTATTACTCCAGGGAAAGGAAACGTAATCCCATACTTTCTCAAAGTATCGGGTTCCGGAAATGATACCTTAGACGGAATATCCTGAATAGGTATCAGACGGGGAGGGAAGGGCCTGTAAGACCCACCTATCCCCTTAGGGCTCCTATGATCCAATATTTTGGTCGTAGGTATTGCCATAGGTACATCCAAGGTGTCAACGAGACCTGGGATGTCCCTTATAGGATTGTCTTCGATAAGTTCCTTATAGGAACCTGAAGCCAAATACCTCCCTAATTCTCTTACAGAGATATTAGTGAAGTGTAGGATTACTTTTGTGAGTGGATCACCCATAAGTACTCCTCTGACTAGATTGACGGTTCTAATTGTAGACCCGTCATCTAGTGACTTTCCGATATTGGAGAAAGCTCCTCTACCGTTAAAGTATACAGTGCGGCTTGAGAAGCAGGCCGTCTGTACTACTGACTTGAGTACGGGAGGTATCCCGCACTTAGTCATCCATGCATCAGCGATAATCCATCCGATTTCGTGATTCATTGCGTCTGTGGCATTGGAATAATCCGTTGACTCGACGTATAGGGGCTTGTATGAGACTTCTTTCTCTATAAATTCCCCATTTTCTGATTCAGTGGTAATTTCTTCACCCTGCTCAGTAAACGTTTCTTCTGAATGTTCAAAGAACATTGAGAAGAATCTCCATCCGTGGGCGTCTGCTGACATCCCGGATTTGCTAGATTCTACCTTCGATAGAGGGTAGGATGCTATTTTGTTAACGACGTCCAAAACCATTTTGAGCGCCACTAACCCTTTGGAAACGACCCTTGCTTTTGCAGGCTCTTTCACAATTGTCAAGTACACTTTGGATACTTCCTCAGGTGGTTGACTTAATACTTCTTCTAGACACCTCCAGAAGATGTATTCTCCGGGTTCGGAATCCTTATATAATAAGGGTTTCTCGAACTCACCGGTGATCAGGTCTATTACATAGGCCGGTCTACCGGTTTCCGCTTCAAGCATAAGGTCACTTATTGCTTGAATCGTTCCTCCTTCCTGTCTGGTTCGTTCCCAGCAGGCAGAAGACGTGATCACGATTCTGGCCTTTGTAGTCAGACCCGTGAACGCATATTCCGGTACTCTCTGGATAGCTTTCCTAACAGAGACACGGATAAGGGCCTCACGCTCCCTTGATAAGGGTTCCTGCGGCTCTGATACCATAGTCAAGAACTTTTTCTTGGCTTGGTATATTACGAGGGGAGGGGGCGTTCCCATCCCTCTCGTCTGCGCAAGGGTGGATCGTATGGCTATACTCCACACCTCGCCACGTACCATTATAGCTCTTCTGTAGATCTTAACGTACGTACGAAGCCAATGAGGAATTTGTTCCTCAAATTGCTTCGATTTGATGTACTCGTCGTTAAAAGACAACGCGTGCATCTTGAAGGTTTTCCGAACTTGTTTAAGTTCTTGGTACCTTGTTACTACTTCGAGTACCTCAGGCCTGAGGTCTCCGTCGTAGAATTCGTCATCTATCAAGATGTCGAGATATCTTAGGGTATGCATATCGAACTTACCCCAAGACCATTCCTCATTCGGAAACGCTAGAAACCGTTGGAGGAATAGACCGTTGACTGTTTTTAAACACTCAATAAGTCTAACTGCCCTTGCACGAGTTGGTCTCAACTCGTCCACGAGGTATATCCGGGCGGTCTTTTCTTTAGACCACTTTGGATGTGGTTTCCCCATAAGGAGTGCTGAAAGCTTCCTCTGGAGATCCTTTGCCCAAGGGGAGATTTTATCCCCCGATGCGGCAATCTTCGATAGCTCACGACCCCAAAAGGTCCGTTCATATATGAACCTGAGCTTCGTATCGACAGAAGCAATTTCCGTGAACGGAATTTTCTTCTTCTGCCCTCCGGTCCATCCTGGGATGAGCCGTACGGGTATTTTGTCTTGCATACGAAGTTTATCTCCATGCCAGACATTGATTCTCACAGTATTGTTATACTTACGAGAATCTTTCCCTTCTTGGGCCGCTACTGCAGCCCTCTGTTGGGACAATGAGTACGCCTGGAGAAGCTTCCAGGGGTCCTCATAATCGATGGTATAAGGATCAGATTTCCTATTCCTTCGAATTTCTTCCATCACGAGGTATGGATCATCCTCGTTCTGGACCCTGTCAGGATCGAATTCTTTGATTTCGCCCTTGACTAGTGAAAGATATTCTTCCATGTTTGACATTTTGAATATCTTATTGCCGGATTTTCTCTGTACCAGAGTGAACCCGCCTTCCAGCATCGCAGAGGCTTCTACCTCTGCCAGGCTGTTACCAGCATGATACACTGACAAGACGTCAGGCACCTGCTTGGTTGAGATTGACCCAGTATAATTCTTATACCGAGAGTCCATCTCGGCGTAACTCCTCTTGATAAATTCAGGAGAAGAAACGTCATAGGAGAGTTTGAACCTTGTTAGGTCTCCAACCCTCCGAGATAGGCTAGGCAATGTACCTAGACCTTCTCTTAATGCTTCGTACTCACTTTCGTGAGTTCCTGTTCGCATTAAAA